TCTTCTATAGTTTTATTAAGAATGCATTAAGAAAGGAAATAAAATGCTAAATGAAAATAAAATATTAAGAAAAAATATTAAAGATTTGCAAGAACAATTAAATAATGCTAATCAACGAATAAAAATATTAACGGATAATAATTATAAATTAAAAAAAGAATTAAATCCGTTTGATCCTAGAAATTCAGATAGTAAATGGGCTGAATTACCTAATGAAAATCCAGATGCAGAACATATCGAAGAAGATGATTCACAATTTAAATTAAACTTAAATGAGGATAAGGAAAATGAATGACAATACTTATAATACTATTAATGATTTTATAGAAGCACATCAAGGACTTTGGTATATGTTTAAAACTGTTACTTATAAAAAAGTAGGTAACAAAGTTGAAGTATATGACAATGGACAATTTATAAGACATCATGTAATAAATTAATGGAGAATAAAATGCCTAATACATTTATTAAATGGTTAGAAAATGAATCAAATTATTATTACAAGGATAAAGAAATGAAAAAGAAAACCGATAAAAATAACATATTAACTAATGAACAAAAAGAACATTTATTAGATTTATTTAATGCAGGGAATCAAGTATTTCAAGACTTTAATATTAGATATATAAGTGCTTGGGATTTAAGTAATCTTGAAGATAAACTTAATCAAATGAAAGACTTATTTAATATAAGTCCTACAATATCTGAACATACTGATAATGATGGAGATCATTACCCAAATCATTGGAGTGATCATGTATGGTCTGATGATCCTAAAGCTTGGAGATCTAAAAATGATTAAAGAATTTAATAGAATTACATTAGAAGCAGTTAGAAAACAATTTCAAAATAATCTTAAAGATTCTATAGAAAATGTTATAATAGATGTAGGTAATTGCAGTTATACTAATACTAATGCAACATTTAAAATAGAAGTAAGAATTGAAGGAGCTGATACAAAAGAATTTAGTGATCTTAAATGGGTTATAGATTCTGGTTTATATGATTTAGATTTAGATAGATATCATCCAGAATATAAATTAGTAGGATATAAAGCTAGATCACGTAAACGTCCTTTTATTATAGAAGATAGAAATGAAAAAAGATATGTGATAGATAGAGACCAAGCTATGCGTATGTTTGGAGCATTTAAAAAGAAAGAAGGTACCAATGACTAAAGCATTATGGGAAAAAGAACGTAATGCTATGTTTTGGGATTTATATAGAGAGTATAAAGAAGAAGGTTATGATAATTCTGAAGCAAAAGCATTAGCTAAAAAAGAAGTTGATGAAGTAATGGCTGAAAAAAAAGACTTAACAAATAAGTTATTTGATGATACACTAACTTCATTAGATTAATATAAAGGATACCGATATGAATACAGAATCAAAAATGATTAAACAAGGACCTTGTCCAGAATGTGAGTCAAGTGATGCATATACATTGTATGATGATGGACATGGTTATTGTTTTTCTTGTGAATTTTATAAACCACCAGAAGGAACTGATAGAATGGAAAATAATAATATAAAACCTGCACCAATACAAGGTATAGTACAAACTAACTTTAGTGATGGTGTTTATTCAGCTATTTATGATAGAAAAATTAAAGAATCTACAGCTAAAAAATATAATGTATTAGTTAAACAAGATAATAATGCTAATGTATATCAACATATATATAAATATTATGACTCTAATAATTCACATGTAGCTAATAAGTTAAGAAATACTAATGATAAAGAGTTTTGGGCTGAAGGTTCTATAAGAGATGCTGGTTTGTTTGGTCAGAATTTATTTCCTGCAGGTGGTAAGTATGTTACATTAACAGAAGGGGAGATAGATGCTATGTCTATCTACCAAATGATGGGTGAAAAATGGGCATCTGTATCTATTAAAACAGGTGCAGCTGGTGCAGTTAGAGATTGTAAAGCTTCTTATGAATACTTAAATAAATTTGATAATATTGTTATTTGTTTTGATAATGACGAATCAGGAAAGAAAGCTGCTGCGAAAGTTGCTCAATTATTTGAACCTAACAAATGTAAAATAGTTTCTTTAGATTTAAAAGATGCAAATGAATATTTACTTTCTAATAAACGTAATGAATTTAATAAAGCCTGGTGGGATGCAGAAATATATACACCAGCAGGTATTGTTAATTTAGCTAATCTTAAAAATAGTTTATATGAAGAAGAGTATTGTGAAACTTGTATGTATCCTTGGGATGGACTTAATAATAAAACATATGGTATGCGTACAGGAGAACTTGTAACTTTTACAGCTGGTGCTGGTATGGGTAAGTCATCTATAACTAGAGAACTAATGCATCATATATTAAAAAGTACACACGATAATATTGGTGTGTTAGCTTTAGAAGAAAGCATTAAGAAAACTGCATTTAATATTATGTCAGTAGAAGCTAATGCAAGATTGTATATTAAAGAAATAAGAGATCAATTTGATAAAGAAAGATTAAAAGAATGGGAAGATTCAACTATAGGTACAGGTAGATTTTATGCCTTTGATCATTTTGGTTCTATTAATAATGATGAAATATTAAATCGAGTTCAATACATGGCTAAAGCATTAGATTGTAAATGGATTATATTAGATCATTTATCTATTTTAGTAAGTGGTCAAGAAGGAGATGATGAAAGAAAATCTATTGATGTTCTTATGACTAAGTTACGTTCTCTTGTAGAACAAACAGGTGTAGGTTTATTATTAGTGTCTCACTTACGTAGACCATCAGGCGATACAGGACATGAGAATGGTAGAGAAGTTACTCTCTCACATCTACGTGGCTCTGCATCTATAGCTCACTTATCAGATTGTGTAATTGCTTTAGAAAGAAATCAACAATCAACTGATCCTATCTTAGCTAATACAACTGTAGTACGTATACTTAAAAATAGATACACAGGTGATACAGGTGTTGCAACTAATTTATTATATGATAATAAAACTGGACGTATGAAAGAAAAAGATCCATTATTAGATGAAACTATAAATGAATTTGAGGTTGTTTAATGAATGATATAGTTAAAATTACTTCTGCAGCTGACAAACATTTAACTAATTTAATACTTGACAAAAAAGTTAAAGGTGTTATGTTAGCTGTAGATGGAGGAGGTTGTGCAGGATTAAGATATAAGTGGGAGTTGATTGAAGAAGATAAAGAATTAGAAGATAGAGATAAAGTTAATTTAGATTCTGGTTTTTTATATATACATCCAACAGCTACATTAAGTGTAATGAATACTACAATAGATTATGTTACAGATATAGCTGGCTCATCTCTTAGAATAACTAATCCTAATGCAACATCTAGTTGTGGTTGTGGAGAAAGTTTTGCAATTTAAAATGTGGAAACATTATTGTTCTATAGAAGAAACTAATATGGAAGTTGGTAAAGGAGAGGAATGTAATTGGTGTGGAGCTACAGAAGATGAGGATTGGAATAAGTTGTTTGTTGGTGAGAAATTTAAAAGTAATATAGAAAAGGATTGTAGGGATGACGATAGCAGTAGTTGATATAGAAACAAATGGTTTTAAGAATGAAGCTACAGAAATACATTGTATTGTAGCTAAAGAGTATACAACAGGTAAAGTTAAAACGTGGGTACAAGAAGAATGTAAAAAGTTTGGAGAATGGTCTAAGTTAATTGATACTTTTATTATGCATAATGGTTTATCTTTTGATGCACCATTGTTAAATAAGTTTACTAATTCATCTATTAAATCAAATCAAATACGAGATACTTTATTAGAATCACAATTATTTAATCCTATTAGAGACAAAGGACATAGCTTACAAGCATGGGGAGAAAGATTAAACTTTAATAAAGGAGATGTAGAAAGCTTTGATTATTATACACCAGCTATGCTTGAATATTGTAAACAAGATGTTGAATTAACTTTTAAAGTAGCTAAATATTTAGAAAAAGAAAGTAAAAACTTTTCTAAACAATCTTTAATATTAGAAAATAAAATAAGAATTATATTAGATCAACAAGAAGAAAATGGTTTTACTTTAAATTTAAGAAAAGCATCTGAACTTATGGCTACTTTACAAGATGAAGCAGATAACTTAGTAGATGAATCACAAAAATTATTTCCACCTACTGAAGTACAACTTAAAACTAAAGTTAAATACATTCCATTTAATATAGGAAGTCGCAAACAAATAGCTGAAAGACTTATAGAAAAAGGATGGAAACCTAAATTGAAAACAGATAAAGGTAATGTTATTGTTAATGAAGAAGTATTAAAAAGTATTAATATGCCTGAAGCTAAAATGTTTTCAAGATATTTATTATTACAAAAAAGAGTAGCACAAATTAAATCTTGGATAGAATTATGTGATAAAGATAATAAAGTTCATGGTAAAGTAATGACATTACGTACTATTACAGGACGTATGGCACACAACTCACCTAACATGGCTCAAGTACCAGCTGTTTATTCACCTTATGGTAAAGAGTGTAGAGATTGTTGGACTGTCTCTGATATAAATAAATACTCATTAGTTGGTACAGATGCTAGTGGTTTAGAATTAAGATGCTTAGCTCATTATATGAATGATACAAAATTTACTAATGAGTTACTTACAGGAGATATACATACAGTTAATATGGAAATGGCAGGATTATCTAATAGAGATCAAGCTAAAACTTTTATCTATGCCTTTCTGTATGGAGCTGGAGCTGCAAAAATAGGTAAAATTGTTGGTGGTGGTGCTAAAAAAGGTCAACAATTAATAGATAGATTTTTATCGAATATGCCAGCATTGAATGCATTAAGAACGAAAGTTCAAAAAGCATCTCAAAATGGTATCATTCGAGGATTGGATGGGAGATTACTACATATCCGTAGTTCACATAGTGCACTTAACACTTTGATTCAAGGTGCAGGAGCTGTAGTCTGCAAACATTGGCTTCTTGAGATAATGTCCTCAATTAAAATGACAAGAATAGATGCCAAGCTTGTTGCTTCCATCCATGATGAATACCAATTTGAAGTTAATAATAATGATATAACTACCTTTGGTCAAATAACTAAAGAGACTATGAAAAAAACACAAGAAGTATTAAAACTTAATTGTGAGTTAGATAGTGAGTGGAAGGTAGGTAAAACTTGGGCGAGTACACACTAATGAGACACAATAATAGAAAATTTAATAAAGAATCTTATTTAAGTCATGATAAAAGAGCTAAAGATGCTATGATAGAATACTTAACTAAAGAAGGTTATACAGATATTGTAGCTAAAGAAGATTATTATTTTGATATTTCTGCTAAAAAAGAAAAAGATTATTTCTTTGAAGTAGAAATTAAAAATCAATGGGGTGATAAATGGAATCCTTCATGGAAAGAAATACGAATACCAGAAAGAAAGAAAAGACTTATTAAAAAATGGAAAGAAGAATATCCTACATATAATTTAATATTTGTAGTCTTTAATACAGA